GCCAACAGCGAAAGCGGTACTAGCAGCCCAAGCAGCAACAGCCATTACGGTTCAAAGACTTGCCTGAATGTTGCCTGAATTGTCGCGCGGTTTGCGTAGGGTATTTCTTTTGACCAGCTTTCGCAAACCCATTTATAGGTAGTGGTTTCATCCGGCGGGCTCCAATCAAAACTTGCACTGTCAGCAGCCCTAGCATCTAAAAAAGTTTCAATTGTGTCCGAATCTGTTTCAGTTATATTTACAAAAGATAAATCCCAAACCTTTGGGTTTTGATTTAGGCCCATCAAAATTCTGCTTTCATAGCCGTCGCCAAATTGCACTTTTCTAATTGCAGGTTGGCTTGACTTGCTGGCTCCAAAATTAGGAGATATGTCTGGGAAAGTTGCCATTATGCAAGAAGGCCTCCGGGTCGTTTTTGTTTAATTAGCTCTGCCTGAACAGCCGCGCCAAGCAGCTTTCCAAGCTGTCCTGCTTGGTCAGCATTACCCTCAACATTAGATCCCGAGGCATCAACGTTAACCACAACGTTACCAACGCCGCCTGAGCTTTCAACACCTAGCCTTCCGCCAGGCCCACGGCGCAGCGGCATAATGGCCTCTGGCCCAGCCTCTCCCATAAGGCCCATTCCGTTTGCCATCGGGAAAAGCGTAGGCTTGTTTACAACGCCTCCGTAAGCAAAAGGCACAATTTTGTTTTGAGCAAAAACGTTACCTTTTGCGCTTGGAAACAGTGAACCTATTAAAGTTTTCATTCCAAATTGCAGCACCATGCTGCCAATCTGCTTCAAAATACCCGACAACGATTCGCCCAAAGTTTTACTGCCATCAATCAAACCTTCAATGGCATTTGCCATGCCAGAAGCGATTGTGTCTTTTATAGATTCGTAAAGACCTTTAAGTCTTTCAGCTGCAGCTAATTGCTTTGCGTTGTTTTCGTCTTGCTGCTCTTGCAAGGCTTGCGCCTCTGCCTTTTGCTTTACAAGGTTAAAAGCCTCATTGAAAGAAAGATTACCATCAATCATCAAAGACCTAATTTCTTTTAATTGATCGGCAAATTCTTGACCTTTTTGCAATCTTACAGCGGCTAATTGATTTTCTAAATTGTAACCTTCAATAATTTTTTTTCTTGCGTTGTTCTCCTGAATACTTTGTTGAACTAATGCTTTTTTGAATGCAATAGCTTCTCTTTTGCGTTGCCTTTCTTCTTTGTCAATTTCTTCTTTAGTTTTTTTTGGTTTGTCGCTGTTTGAAGAAATATTAGGCACTAATGGAGTGTCTGGAGTTACAATTTCAGGCAATTTTATATCAGGTATTGTTTCTAAATTTCCAAATTTATTTTCTAAATTTTTGAACAATTTATCAATTAAAACTGACGTTGCCCCAATAGTGGCCGCTCCAAAACCAACGCCAAGCGCTACGCCAAGTTTGCCGCCTTTGCCAATAGAAGCACTAGCCGCCTGCAAGGCAACAATGCCTTGTTGAATAACTAATCTTGCTTTTTCAATATTTAACAACTGCTTAGTAATTTTAATAACTGACCCCAAATTTGCAATCAAAGCTGTAAAAACTTTTGCAGCAGCAACGCCCGCCAATACACCGCCATAAACAGCAGCTGCTTTTGTCAACAACTTGAAAGCATTTAATATTGTTGGCAAATTTGTAATAACACTATTAACAAAATCAATAAAACTTTTTAGAATATTGTTTAATGCCGGCAAGACAGCATCAAGAATAATTAAGCCAAGCTCTGAAAATTTAGTGCCTATTTGCGTGAGCCGATCGTTAAACAATTCAGAATTTTGTGCAAAATCTTCGCTAACGTTAACGTTAAATGCCGTAAGAGCATCTGAACCACCATTTAACATGGTAATCATTTTTGCTCCAGATCTGCCAAATATGTCCATGGCAAGCGCGGCTTTTTCTGGCCCATTTGGAAGATCTTTGAATTTGTCTGCAATTTCGCCAAGCAATTTGTCAGAAGGTTTAAGGCTTCCATCTGCCTTTTTTACACCAACGCCAAGTTTTTTATAAGCGTCAGCATAAGTTTTAACGCCGTCAGCAGCTTCATTTTGCGTTTGTGCTAATTTACGCAAACTGTTTTCAATTTCTGCTTGGCTAACGTCTGCCAACTTTCCTGCGTTTACGTACGCCATCAAAGTATTTGCAGCAATGCCTGTTCGCGTGCTGAGTTTGCCAAAGGAGTCAGCACTATCAATTGCGTTTTTGGCTAAAGCTGTTAATGCAGTTACAGCGCCAATTGCAAGCAATCCTTTGAAAGCAACGCCAATGCCTTTAACAGAATTTGCGAGATTTTTTGCCTTTCCCTCAACCCCTTGCATAGAGTTGCCAAGCTTTCTAATATTGTTTTCGCCTGTAACCTTTGCGCCAATAAGCAGTCCAAATTTTGCAGTCATATTATTTGCCTCCCTTGTTCAGGATCTTGACTGCCGCTGCTTCCATTACCTGCAAGCTCTCAAACACAGCTAGTTGATCCTTGACTTCATACAGTCTAAACAGCCATTGAACTGCTGCATAGTCCAAACCTACAACACCGGCTTGTGTAGTCCTCCACTGAGTTTGACAACACAAAAACATTTCAACAGCAGGCCAATTGTCAGGCCAAACCTCAAAATTTTCAGGAGCTTCAGGCTCAGGCATGACAATGCCAAACGCTTTTGCGTCAGCCATCAGCTCTGTGTTGTCGCTGGGACCGTTGAAAAGATATTCAACGGCCTCTTCTAGTTTTTTCGCTTAGCCCCTTGCTTGCTTTCTAGGTAAGCGCCAGCAATCGTAGTGGCCAACATTGGCACGTCTAACAGCTCATCACGCTTAGTAATGCTGTAAGGCAGTTCCTCCCCGTCCTCATTTTGGATGCCAGCCCAGCCAACCATAACTTCTTTGGCAATGTCGACATCTGACAAAGTGCCGTCACTGCTTAACTCAGCAATTTCAAGCAAACGGCTTTGGGTCAAATCCTTAAATTCAACATCAAACGTGACCCGCTCATGCTTGCCGCCGTCAACTGGGACATCTACAGAAACGGGCCACTTGTAAGTGTTTGACTTCTTGAGGACGAATGCCATAAAAAAAATAATTCGCCCTCAATTTAACCCATAGTCAAGTGCAAGCAATGCTGTACTCATTATTACCAGCAGTTGTAGGCGTGGCGTTATAGGGCAAATTTAACATCTGAATGCCGTCAGAATCTGAATAACTTGGCGAGCCTAAATCAGTTTGCGGGGCGCTAAAGGTAACAATGTTGCCTGCAGTTTGACCATGCTGAAAAGTATTTGTGCCCGTGCTGGTGCCTGTCGCATCAGTAAAGAAATTATGCGTAGCCAGCAATTCAGCCTCAAGCACAATAGTGCCGTTAGGCCTGCGGTCAGTAATCAATACTTCCTTTGTGCCTCCTACCAACTCACGATAGACCGTTGTATTTGATTGATCAAAGTTGAATGATTGCAATGCGCCTGCGTAGCTAAATAAGGTAAAGCTAGTAGTGTTGCCGTTTTTGAAAATAACAGGCGTTGATTGATTGCTGTAAGTCGTCGAGGGAATCGCAGTATCGGTAGGAGCATTGAAAAGACCAATCATCGAAAAATTGATGACAGGTATTTGGCCTACCTCTGCAGAAATCGAGAAAGAACCACGACACCCAGTTAATTTGTGCCGGATACCATCAACGTAATACTCAAGCGTGCAGCTTTCAAAGCTGCTGCTGATAGGCGCATAGGTCACGCTAGTGTCGCTGACGGTTGTCACGCTATTGCCGCAAGAACGAATAATTGCGTCCCATTTAGGCGCAGTGCCTGCAGTGCCAGAGCTTGCAAGCTCTACTTCAAAAGAAATCTCTACGCGTTGATTTGCAAGCAAAATATCATAGTTACCCATGTAACCACGAATCAATTCACGCTCAACAGCATCGGCCTGGAGCGGTGTGATCTCCATGTTGCGGACTAAAACCGCATCAGTGCCAGCACAGGTAGGGTCTGACCCGTAGCTGCTTTCAATCTTTGCCAGCAGTACGCGTTGGCTTGTCCTCAGAGTCATCGGTTACAACCTCAGAATTGGAGTGAGTAGGTTGAGCCGGCTGAGTCCGCTGCAAAAGCTTTCGCTGGCCGGTTTTGGGATCAAGGAGATACGAGCCGCCTTGACCTACGTTTTCGTTTTCCATAGTAGCTAGGGACCTTGCGTTAGATCAGCTAATTGCGTCCTGTATCGGACGACGTAATCAACTCCAATTACACCAGCGGGCTGGTCAGCGTCAATCATTTCAAAAGTAGTTGGGCCAGGCTGGACATCAATGGCATAACCGCCAAGGGTTAAGTCGGCCATGATTTTGCCGT